AGGTGATGAAGACATTATTGGTCAATTATATTATTCATTTAAAAACATTAATGATAAATGGATAACGGGAAACGAAAATACTGTAGGCGAATACCCATTTAATAGAAAAGACAGGGAGACTGGGGAACAATTGAGATTAATTGATTCGTTTGCTTTTGTAGACAGAGGAATGAATCCAATTGGTGAAACCGTGATAAACGCTGAAATTCTTGTGGACATGTTTAATGACCAAAACATAAGTTTATTTAGCGTGTTGTCACAATTATTGTCGTTGAACGGTTTTGAGTTCTTCCCGCTTCAAAATTTCATGAATTTCGAAAAAGGTGGTTGGGAAGAAAGTTTTAAAATCCAAACAGGTGCAATATCTTCGGAAATTTCGACAGCATTTGTGTGCATGTATATTGGTGGAAGCTCAAGTTATCCATCGGTTGGTGGACATGGATTCGAAAACGATGGGATTATTGATATTAGTAAGCCTGGGGTTGATGATTATTTCACAGTACCACCTGAACTACCTCTTGGGACCGTTAATGATACACAAGAAGAAAAAAATAAAGATTTTCCTTGGCGACAAGTACGTGCCTTCAGGGTTAGGTTTGGTGAACAGAATCAGTCGATGTTTACTGATGTTAAAATCGATAGCAAGGAATATCCCGAAACCAATGAAAGTATTCAAATCCTATCAAGACTCGCTGGCGACAACAATCCTGATGCGCCAGTTCCTAAAGGACAGAACCTATATAATTTATATGAGAACAGGTCGTATAAGGCAACTGTTACTAGTTTTGGAAATGCAATGATTCAACCAACACAATATTTCCAATTGGAAAATATTCCGTTATTCAATGGTGCATATATTATCTTGGATGTGGAACACAATATCACAGCAAATAAAATGACGACAAGTTTTAGTGGGACCAAACTATTGAAATATCCTGTGCCCAGAGTACTGAATCCATTGGCATTTGCAGGTTATAGACCTAATCAATCAGCAGGGGATAAAATTAAGGCAGCAGCAAATAGTGCTAGGATAGAAACACATCACGATTCAATGTATGAGGGTACATCGAATTCATTAAAAATTGAATAAAATGGCGACAACTAAATTAAGTAAAGAAGGTAAAGATTTTATACGCAGCAAGTGTAAGGGTAGTGGTAAGTCAAAACTTCGTGGGGATGCTAATGATAAAGGTGGTTATAAATACAATCCTGAAGGTGTTCTTCCATATTGTTCACCACTAACAGCGAAGGGTAAACAATGGATTTCAAACCCATTAATAAATGGTGGTGTGAATACAAATGCGGAACTTGCTGAAGCATTAATTAAATGGTATAATAAATACGCAGAAGAGTACGAGATGGATGCCAATATAATGGCAGCACAAGCATATCAAGAATCATTATGGATTATATGGAACTACGCAGTAAATAGTAGTGCATCGGGCATTAGTCAATTTGTTGCAGGCACATTTTATGAGGTGCTTATAAAAAACAAACGTAAAGACTTTACTGATGCTGAATTAATTGCCTTAACACAAAATATGGTAGGCTATACTTATACACCAGGAAGTACACCACCTGAGAATCCATTCTTGGTTAAATACACATTGGGAAAAAAGAAAAGACCATTTCTACATCAAAATATCATCGACAATCCAGAAATAATGATTAAAGCACAATTTTCATACATGAAATGGATTTCAACACGTTGTGATAAAATGGCGAGTTGTTCATTATTTGGATATAATCGTGGTCCATATCTCACAAATTCATCATCATATTCTGCTTGGATTGCAGCAGCGAAAAGTAGAAGTAATAATTACGAAAATGAAGGCATCATTTACGTGTATAGGATTTTTAAATTATTATATAATAATTTTGGATATACTAAACTTAACATAAACGATGTTGCAGCAGCGAATTTCAGTAGTTTTAATACTAGTCTTGGTTAAAGCAATTCCTTTTTGAATTCATGGAGTCCAATAATGTTGTCATCAACATTCTTTTGGTCATAAACCATTTCCTTTATTTTCTCAATGGCTTTGGTTATGTTGTCCTGAACATTCTTTTTATCAATTCCTTCTAAAATCGCAAGAGTTTCGGTTTTAGAGGTTTCGAGAAGTTCTTTTTTCTCCTTAGTGCTTGATTTGATAAGAGTTCTTAGTAAGTCTCTATCACCTTCATCTAGTGAGGCATACTTTTCGTTAAATTTACCAACAGCTATTTCAAGAACATCCTCATTAATAGGTTCAACATCAACATTCTCAAGCAGTGCTGCTTTAGGTGATTTGATATGATTAAAGACCAATGTAGATGCCTCATGAATTTCGTCAACATCTACTTTATCACTAACTTTTAGTGATTCAGTGATAAGAGTATTAATTGCGCTATACAGGTCGATTTTTTTCAAGCTCCATGAATCTGGGTTATTAATTTTATCAACAACGTCTTCCATAAGAAAAGTATTTAACTTCTCATGCTCTGCTTGGATTTCCTCAATCGTATATACTTCAAATAATTTAATATTATTATCGACATATTCTTTAGCAAATAATTCGTTTTCAATATGTTTGCCCTCGATATTGTTATACACCTTGAATTCTAACTGAAGAACAGGTGACTTCTTAACAACTTCAAAAAAATCGAAAGCGACCTTCTTCGATTCCACGATTAAACTATCGTTGAAATACGACTCTTTTAATTTATCAGAAATTATCAAATTAGCAATTCCTATGTTGACGTTTTTCATATGGTATAATTCGATTTAATATAAATACTATAATTAACTATAAATGCTTACTTCATATATGATATTAATTGAATAGGTGAATTAATCCTCCAACTCAATGTTTTCAATATCCTCAAAATCAATATCTTGTGTTTCGTTAATTTTTTGTGTACTGTTAATAGTTTCACCATCTTCCAACAGATGTTCGATTTCCTTAATCATATCAGCAGCACCTTTATTTAAAGTTTCATTTTTCTTGTTATTTTCATGAATAATCTCTTTTTGTCGAATATTCTTCTTCTGTTCAGGTTCTTGTGTAGTACCATAAACAAGTTTATCAAGATGTTTACTATAGTCTTCTTCGCTCATACCTTCCATCATAGGCGCAGCACCAATGTCACCACCACCTAAAGCACCGCCACCTCCCATATCACCTGGAGGGGGAGCACCACCCATGTCACCACCAGCTGGACCGCCTAATTCTGGGATTCCACCTTCAGCACCGCCTTCAGCACCAGGCATTCCACCTTCAGTATCACCACTCATTGCACCCATGTCGTCAATTGGTTCACCGAATCTCTTATCGATGTCAGTAAATAACCCAGTTTTCTTAATTGTAACGGGTGAGTCAGCAAGTTCTTGCATAACAACTTTCTCCATTTTCTGTTGCTTGAGGTCGTCAACGATTTCTCTATCACTCATGTTGAAAATCATACGTTTTGCAGTTGTATGTGACATTGCAGCAATACCACCTTCAGCACGTGTTAACTCAGTATAGGTTTGTGCTTTATCACGTAGTAATTCAGACTTCAGTAATTCTTGCTGTGTGCTTGGATTCGTGAGTGTTAGTTGGAATCCATTTAAATCATCACCACTATAACCCAATAAATAAAGATGAATCATTGCCATCTTATTGAGTTCCTGAATTATTGCTTGTTGGATACGATTTATTTTCTTAGCAAATCTAATATCGTACTGCGCCATGTTTTTTCCACCACCACTTGCGTCTTGGAAACTCAAAAATGGTTTAGGAACACCAAGACCTGTGAATAAATTATCTCTAAGATATTCAATATCTTGTATTTGGTCTAGGTTTGTTGCGCCAGGCAGTGTATCAATACCTGTTTGTGTGTTCGAATTTCTTACGGGAATGAAATAGTCTTCATCATTACCGAGAATGTTGAAACGGTAGTCAATTTGACCATCATTTGGCTGAACTTGTGCTGTCTTTTTGAATGTAGTCGCTACTTTATAAATGTATTCCTCGATATCGTCCTCATCAATGTTTCCAACGTCAATCTTAAACACTTTTTTCTCACCTGCACGAATTATACGATAGGTAAGCATAGCATCTTCAGCCATAACTAACTGACGGAACACCCTACGAACCTTATTAAGTATTGAAGAACCATAAGGTAGATACTTGTCGTCACCAAGTAGTCTAAAGTGTGCAATTTCGAATACATTGAATTCGTCACCAGTCATTCTTTCTTTGAATTTCACTAATGGTTTTCCGTTCTGAATTCTTTCGAACCTCTCAATTTCGTAGTTTACGAGTTGTTTCACGTGCGTAATACCTTTTTTACGCTCACCATAAAGTAATACGAAATTATCACCATATTTACACACGTTTCTTACCCAAAACGGTAAGTTAACGTTCACATTTACAATTTCATAGAAGAATTCTTCCAATAACGTCTTAACTCTGTCTTTATTGGAGTAGATGTTGAGCATTCTACCATTTAAACCAATGGTTGTTGCTTCTTCCATGAATAAATCCAATGCGCTACTGATAATTGGGTAATATTCCATACCCTCATAATCAATATATGCAGGAAGTCTGGCTGCTTCATATTGAAGTGCTTTCTGGAAGCCTCTATCTGTGGTTCTGAAGAACTTGCTTTGGAGTTCACGCTTTTGCTCAAGTTCCAGACCCTTTCTTTGAATTTCTTCAGGACTGTTACCTTTGATAACAATCTTCGATTTTTGTGGTGATGCAACAGGAGTAGTTGCTGTTGATTCTTGATAACCAAATCCATCGAGATTCAACATTGCGTTGAGGTCTTGATATATTGTTTTCTTACTATTTTGTTCGCCAGCCATTTTTTATAATTTATTATAGTTTTTTATAAATACTCAGAAATTTCTGAAAAGTCACTTATCTATAAATACAAACTATCTTTTGTTTTTATCTTTTATTCCTTGAAATAACCACTCATTTGCACCATATGGGTTTAATGGGTTTACACTGTCTGGTGAAATCATTGGTTTATGCTTGATTTCTTTTTTCTTCCCAATCTCACTAACATCGTTGTTTGTAAGGATTGCGTTCAACATTTTTTCGGCAACACCCTTACTTTGTTTGAATCTTGCCATATCAAAATTCAACACAAATAATCCAATCGCCAATCCCATTATACTATCATCATGGAAGCTACGTTTGTGGTCAGCAACACGGTTTCCAGCCACAGTAACGAATGTTTTCAATTCATCCAATAATCGCTGCGACTTAATAATAACATCCTCTAAATGAATGGCTCTCTGCATTTCAAGAACAACGGATGGACGGTTATTTCCAATGAAGAAACCAGGGATTAAGTCAACCACTGACACCGCACCATCGGGCATTCTTTTTTCTCCCTTCTTAATATATCCTTGCAATCTATCCCTTGTTGGTTTATGCGCTACTTCAGCGTAATGAATATTCTCATATCCGATTTCAAGCATTTTTTCAACGGTATGAACACCATGACCACCAGTAACATCTACAACACAATACGCATCATTATATTGTTTCCCATATTGATAAGCTATTTCAGCAAGCAATTGTGGTGTAATCTTACCATAGTATTCGGCAACCTGTTCAACTTTATGTCGCTTAAATTTCTTCTTCTTACTAACACCCGTTCTCTTATTTTTAATAACCTTCTCTTCAATAATTTCAATGGTTTTCAACATATTGATTGTTGAGTTATCTTCCCCGTGCCCAGGTGACGCATCCAAAGCCATAATATAATCTTCGCCTTCAATCGGGTCTTCCCAAATCCACATATTACCATCGTGATATTCTTGACGTATTGGAGGTAACACCTCTTTTTCTTGTATTCGTTTAAGATATTCTTCAGCAATGAAGTTATCACCAGAACCCAAAAATGAGCAAAGCAACTCCTGCGCCACTTTACGCAGGTCACCATTAGCGTTTTTGATTTGTTCATCAAACCACACATTGGTTGCTTCCCAACCATCTTCAACCATTTCGGCTCGTTTTTCATGCGACCAATTTTCGTCTTTCCATTTTTTTTCGTCTTTCTTATTCCTATTCTTAA